GAATTCGAGCCTATTTATAGTTTTTTGCTTCAAAAACGTGGATCGCTTACTCCTTTCTTCGTTTCTTTACCTCAGTACAAAGCACCTCGCGATACAACTTTCGCTACGTTTGTAGCAAGTAATACATTTACGATGGCAGCCGCAGGAGCCGCAGGAGCCACAAACATTCTGATTACTCATGCGAGCTACGATAAAGACACAAAGGGTAAAGCAAAGCCAGGAGATATGTTTACAATTACAGACAGTTCGGACTCTAACCACAAAAAAATGTATCAGGTTACTCGTGTTGAGCATGATGCTGACTATCTATCTGGTAGCACTGCACCAAGTGCTAGCCAGCTCCGAGTGCATTTTACTCCTGCACTTCAAAGAGCAGTAGCCACAGGCTCCGGTTCAGAGGTAGAGTTTAACGATCCAAAGTTCCGTGTAATTCTAAAAAATGACGTACAGGAATATGATTTAAATACACAGAATCTATACAGCTTTTCTCTAAAGCTAGATGAGGCCCAACCCTAATGACAATCCGAACACTTAACAGTACCCTTAAAAATTCTTTGATGAACTATGACCCTTTTGTTGTAGCGCATCTTATCAAGTTTGAAAAGCCTCAAAGTGTGGTTCAGTATGGAGGCAAGTTAAAAGGTTTAGCTACTGATTATACTTATATTACCGATGCTCAATACGATATTGAATATGATGATGGCACTACAACTACAGAAGGTGGCGCTATATCTGCTCAGCTATATCGTGCAAATAAAGTTACTAAGTTAGGCACTGTAAACGAGAGTATACAAGCAAAAGCGTCAAATATGACTCTGGTACTAGACTCTGCAAGTTTAGGAGCTAGTGCCACTACTAGTGCTACCTTTACCTCTTCTGTTATGGCAGGTACTGTTGATTTAGCCGCAGAAGGCTTTCAAGAAGGGGACAAAATACTTTTATCAGGTTCTGGTAACACGAATGATGGTACTTATGTTCGTATTGATAGTTTTCAAAATGAGGGTAAAAGTATTACTTTTACTCAGATTAGTGCTATCTCGGTAAACGGAACAGCACAGACATATACTGTTACACTGGCCGCAGAAGAACTAAATACCTTACTTACAGATAAATCATCTTCCTCTTATACTAGTTATATTAACCGAGAGGTTATTATTTACAAAGTACATATTAATCCTGCTACTCGCGCTATTATTGGTGCACCTTATCTTTACTTTAAAGGTATTACTAGCGGGGCTGCTATTAATGAGAAGTTAGATTCTTCAGAAATAACATGGACACTTTCAAGTCACTGGGGAGATTTCTTACGTGTTCAAGGTAGACTGACAGATGATGCAACTCATCGAGCTTTACGTTCTGATGGCTCTCCTGATATAGACTCTGTGGTTAAACCAGAATACGCAGGAGACTTAGGTTTTCTCCATGCCAACACAGCAATTAATCATATGGCTACTTATAACACGGTAGAAATAGAGTATAAACAAGTAGATATTAATGGAGGCTGGCCTGGAGGTAAAAGACTTCGAGAAGTAGAAGTTAATGTTCCTCGCCAAACCGATCTTCAGTTTAATATTCAATCAAAAATGTTACCTGTAGTATATGGTGTTCAGAAAATAGACTCTTTTCCTATCTTTGTAGACACAAATAAAAGTAACTCAGCGGAAGTTTATAGAGCAGATGCTCTTTGTGAAGGCCCAATAGCAGGTGTATTAGATATATACCTGGAAGACAATAGTACTATATGCCTAGATAAAGCAGACTTTGATACTAGGGATACTTCAGGGACAAATTTTAATGCAGATAGTGTTGAAATTATATGTTCTGGCAGAATGGACAGAGGAGATACTCTAGCACACTATACAGGCTCTACAGGGTCTGCCTTCAATTTTACTGGTACTTTCCTAAGTGACGCGGAGCAGTCTCGCGCCATGCAAGAGTATATAGAAACCTATCAAAATGTATCCTACTCTTCTAGTTCCACAGGTGCGGCTAACTCCTCTACAGGAGATGCTACAGGTATTCTTCACAGAGGAACTCACAGTATTACAAGCCCTTTGAACGCTTCTTTTACTTTTCATACTGGAAAAGAAAATCAAAAAGCAGACGATAAGTTAGTCTCGATGGCTCAGGGCAACCAGTTTAAAGTTCAAAATGACTATTATACAGGTAAAGCGCAGTACTGGTCACCTTCTCATAGAGTATTAGATACAGCGTATGTTGTAGGAAAATATACTATTGCAGAGGGAGAAACTACTCTACCTGAAATGAAATTTGTCGTTCGAGGCAGAGACCCTGAATGCTATAATTATGATTACAGCTATAAACAAGATTCAAGCCAGACGAATGCATCTGTCGGCACTTTCAGTTTGGGAGATACTGTAACTCTTAAAAAATCAAATGGTAATATGTCAGATGCGTCAGTAACAATTATTGACAAGTGGTCCACTTTTGATTCCGATGGTAATAGAGATCATAGATTTAGATTCTCTCCTGCGCCTAATTTAGGAACAACTACGGCCTTTTACATGCAAAAAAGCACTAGTAATTGGCATATGCAAACCTGGGATCATACAGAAAATGCCGACGATGTAGCAGCAAATTTATATCATTCTAGTTTTTCTGTGGCGGCAGGAACAAATCGAGGAAGAAAAGTTACTTTAACTTCTCCGAGCACAGCCTTTGAACATGCAGTTAATCACGCGGAAGCAATAATAGGTATTTATGATGCTGCAAATTCTGGGCTAGTAGCTTCTAGCTACTCTGATTTTTCCTATAATGCTAGTACTAATATTATAGACGATCTTACCCGACTAACTTCAGATCCGGGTATAGATAGAATCTATGTTAAAAATGCTATACAGTTAGATAGTGGAGCCAGTAGTACTAATGATTATTACAATGGTAATATTATTACTCTTACTGATAACTCGGGAGAAGCTCCTTATATCCAAGAAAGAAAGATTATAGACTACGATGGTGCCACCAGAGTTGCTATAGTTGACGCTGTTTGGGACTATAACTTTTTACCTTCCACAAGTATGACATATTCAGTAGGCTCCGTAGGAGATAGACGAGTAACAATTAACCCTGCAATGCAACTGTTAGACTATATGACTAACAAAAGGTATGGTAAGGGTTTGGATATTACTAATGATATAAGTATAGACGCGTGGACACAAGCAGCTAGAGAGTGTGATACTCGCTCAAATGTAACCGTAGCAGTACCTACAAGTGCTAGTGTTGTGGCGGGAGAAGTTTATAAGTACCCATCTTCAGGTGCTCTGCAGTTTATGGGAACTGTAGAAAGTGTAGCTACTTTAGGGGGCAAAAAACAAGTAGTATTTAAAGATGTTGTAGGTAAACTAGGCACTAAATGGAATTCTTGGCAGTCTTTTGCTAGTGGTCAGCTTTATTGGCACAACTCTACATTGTACGCGGGTACAGGTAGTGTTGTTGCAACAGCTCCTACTGGAAGTGGAATTACGCTATCTTTAGCAAAAGTTGGAGGGGGTAGTCTAGCTGTCGATTTAGCTAGTGCATCTGCTAATGGCAATCCTGTTGTGAAAAAGTATAGTACTCTTACTCTAGGTTATACAGATTCCGGATACTCCTTATATGATGGAGACGATGTTAAGTATTGGAGATACCTAGGTTGGGATGATAATTCTCAAAGAAACGTTACTCGTCACCAAATGAACCAAGTAATAGACACTAAGTTACCTCTATTTGATAACATCAATAAGATGTTAAACCAGTTTAACGGTATTTTAAGATATACAGCAGGCAAGTATGAGCTAGAAGTTAAAAGCAAGAAAGGAACTGTAGATACCGCAGAGCAGATATCAGCAGAAGACATAATAGGTACAATTAAACTTAGCGATAAAGGACTAAAAAACAGTAAAAACTATGTTAGTACTTCTATTATTGATCCTAATAACAAGTTTGAGGGAAGAAGTATTTCTTTCTTTAACTCTACATATCTTAAAGAAGATAAAGGCATTCAAAAGAAGGGTCAATTTAGTTTACCAGGCATAACAAACTACTTTAATGCTAGGTTTAATATTAAGCAGTATCTAGATGAATCCCGCTATGGTTTAACTGTACAATTTACAATGGCACCTAGAGGTCTTTTATTAGTTGCTGGTAGTATAATTGAATTTACATATCCTCGTTTTGGTTACACCTCCAAAGCATTTCGTATTACTAACCTTAACTTTAAAAAGGATGGTACAGTAGATGTAACAGCGGACGAGCACAATGATGATGCTTATGTTATCCAAGAAGGTGGAAACGGGTACGGCGTAATAGAAGAGCCAGGATCAGGACAAGCACCTGAACCTTTACCTATTCCTGCTCGTCCTACCAATCTACAAGCGACTCAAACAAATCAAGGAGAAGTAGTTCTTACTTGGACAAATACAAGTACATTTACAAGCGCTTCTCATGAAGTCGAAATTTATCGAGGAACTGTAAATAACTTTACACATTCTTCCGTAACAAAAATAGGTTCTTCAACTACAGATGTTTATAACGACCCTATAAGTACAGGCTCTGGACTAACAACTCGTTACTACTGGATACGTTATGTTGTTCGTATGCCTCAATTAAACCTAGCAGGCTCAGAGTTTAGAAATGTACCTTCTTTGTACTACCCAAATACAGATGATTCTGGTTTTACAAACGGAGAAGGTATTACAGGAGTAGGTTTAGCAGTAAATGCCGTACGAACTATCAAGCTAGATCCTGGCACAACTTCTTCTTTTGTGTATCAAAATGATGAAACAGGTATTGAATCAGGCTATGCTACAACTACTACTATTACAACTACCAAAACGAATGATGCAGGTACAGTTACTTATGTGTGGAAGTTAAATGATGTAGTTATAAGCGGAGCAACAAGCGCTAACTATACTTATACACCGCCCAATGCTTTTGGAGATATGCCTCAGAAAGTATCTGTGCATATGACAGACACTGTAGGTTCCGAGACCTTTACCGCTACTGACTTTATAATGTTTACAGCTACTAAGATTGTAGTAAATGGTACAATTGGAGCCAATGGCTTCACAGTCACAGCGAGTAATGGTACACATAATTTTTCTGCGAGCAGTACGGGTGCTATAAGTAGTGTATCAAGTTACTCTAGTACTTTTACAGTGCTTAAAGGAACTACTGCTTTAACTTACGATGCAAGTGGAAGCCCTGCTGCGAATACTTACAAACTTGGTTCGTTTACAAATATTTCTCCAGCTAACTCAGTGGTGCCTATAAATACGAACGGAACAGTCACTATATCGAGTAGTTCAGGTAATCTTTTATCGGGTACTAGTGTTACTCAAGCTATTTTTGATGTGCCTATTATAGAGAATGATTCAGGTTCTACAATTGCTATATTTAAAATGTCCATAACAAAAACTTTAGATGGTGGAAACGGCGATGCAGGTGTTAAAACAGCACTTGTTTACGCATATCAGAGATCTAGTAGTGCATTAACTAGCAACCCAGGAGCTGTTACGGTTAATCTAAACAATGGAACAATATCAACATCGACTTTAGCAAACAGTTGGAAAAAAGAAATACCTTCCGGAACTGACCCTATATATGTAGTTGCAGCTAGTGCGGCAGGTACAGGCAGTTCGGATAACATTGCAGCAAATGAGTGGTCCGCTCCTGTTGTTCTTTCTCAAAACGGTGACGACGGTTTAAATTCTGCAACTGTATTTATCTATAGAAAGACGAACTCTGCTTCAGAAAGCACCAAACCTATTGGAAACACTACTTATACTTTTAGTGGTGGAGGAGTTTCTTTCGCTAACGCTAATAATTGGAGCGCAACCATTCCTAGTGGTACAGAGACTTACTTATGGGCAAGAACAGCCACTGCCTCCAGTACTTCTGCTACAGACATCATTGCGGACTCAGAATGGTCAAACGCAGAACTGCTTTCTGTAGGGGGTGGAGACGGTGTTCGTGGTGGTGGTATCTTTACATTTGAAGAAAGTACTGATAGCAACATTAGTGCTACAACGGCTTCGAAGTTTGCAGGTACACTTGATGATACAGCAGCAATAGCAGTAGCAGCAGCAGTAATCGCAGCAGCTTCTGATAGTACTATTCGTCCTAATGACCGAATAACTGTAACTGACAACAGCGCAAATAAAGCAGGAACTCGAGTTTACACAGGTTCTGCGCAAACGGCCTCCGGAAGTGTTTCTACGGGGGACTTTAGCTCGCTTGTTGTAGAAACTTTTGATGGAAGTGTAATCGTTGATGGTACTTTAAGTGCAGATAAGCTAGCAGCAAATACTATTATAGGTAATAATATAAAAGTTGGTAGTAATTTAGAGCTAAATACTAGCGGAGCATTTTATACTAGTAATAAAACATCTTATACCGATAACGATGCTGGTTTCTTCTTAGGCTATACAGGAGGTGCACATAAGCTAAATCTTGGTGATGCAACTAACTATCTTAAATGGGACGGAACTAACCTAAATGTAGCCGGAACAATTGCAATGACAAGTAGTAGTACCATTGGCTCTGGGTCTACAACAATAGGTGATGTAAACACAGCCGCTTCTAATGCGGGCACAGCCGCTTCTAATGCTCAAGGTACTGCTAATAGTGCAAGCTCTGCCGCATCTGCAGCACAAACTACGGCTACCGCAGCGGCTAGTACTGCCGGAGGAGCTTCTTCGGGAAATAGTAGAGCTTTTATGAATAGTAACGGTTTAGTAGTTGTAGACGGTTCTGGAACTAAACGAGTAAAAATAGGAAACTTAGGTTCTTTATAATACCATGAAAAAAATAATTCTTGACATAATACCCCAATTTAGCTATAATTCTGTAATGGAGGAAATCAAATGAGTGCAGCCCGCTACAACCTAGTTATTGACCAAGGTTCCGACTTTGCCATTAACTTTACAGTCAAAGAAGATGGATCAGCTAAAAATCTGACAGGCTACTCTGCGCGTGCTCAAATGAGAACATCAAAGACAGCCTCTTCAGTAGCCGCTACTTTTACGTGCACTATTAGTACTCCTACTAATGGAACAGTTACAATGTCTTTACCAAATGCAACCAGTTCAGCATTGACTGCAGGAACTTATGTCTATGATTTAGAAATTTTTACTGCTAACAATGCTATTGTAACGAGACTTTTACAAGGATCGGTAGATCTTACTCAAGAGGTTACTCGATAATGGCAATTACTATTACAGCAACGCCTATACAGAATGGTATCGAAGTAACAGGAGCTACTACAACTATTTCGGCGTCAGGCATATCTATAGGCAATACAAGTGCAGGAAGTATGGGCATCACTAGCGTGTCGGGTCTGTCCGCAACAAATGTACAAGACGCACTAGAAGAAATAGCAGGGAATACCTTTCAACAAGACGGGCAGCCATCAGGTTCTCAAGTCAATGAGGGAGATACTTGGTATGACACGGACGACAATCAATATAAAATATATCGCGAAACAAGCAGCGGAGTATTTCAGTGGGTACCTATAATTGTAGGTTCAGCTGAGGATGACTCAGACACTCTTGACGCAGGAGCCTTTTAAGGCTAACCCCGGAGACCCTAAATGGCTCAAACAATTCAAATCAAACGCAGTACGTCTACCGCAACTCCTTCAAGCCTTGTCGCAGGTGAACTTGCGTATTCAGGTAAGTCAGATAGTAATAAGTTATTTATAGGCCACCCCGATGGTTCAACAGGACCTGTTGTTATTGGCGGTGTGTACTACACTGGAATTATTGATGGTGCAACTAACGCAAATACTGCAAGCAAACTTGTAAAACGAGACGGCTCAGGAAACTTCAGTGCTGGTACAATTACAGCTACTTTAACAGGTGATGTAACTGGTGATGTTACTGGTAACGCAGATACTGCCACAGCTCTTGCTTCAGGCAGAACGATTGCAATCACAGGGGACTTAACGTATACTTCTCCTAGCTTTACAGGTGCTGGTGATGTTACCGCAGCAGGTACTCTTGCAACAGTAAACTCAAACGTAGGGCAAGCAGGTTCGGCTACAGCAGTACCAGTTATTACAGTCAATGCAAAAGGTCTTGTTACTGCAGTGTCTACTGCCTCAATATCAACTTCTTATAACTTAGCAGCGGATTCAGGTACTACTAATGCGGTAGCGGGCGGCGAAACTTTAACTATTGCTGGAGGCACTGGTGTAGATACTGTTGTAAGCGGTAATACTGTTACAGCAAGTATTGGTCAGGCAGTAGGAACTTCTGATGCTGTAAGTTTCGGAAATATTACAACTAGTGGATACCTGAGAGGCCCTGCCACTTTCACTATTGATCCAGCGACACACGCTGACAATACGGGAACTGTAGTTATCGCTGGTAATCTAACAGTTAATGGTACTCAAACTACTGTTAATTCTAATACTGTTAATATTGGCGATGCCATTATGACATTGAACAGTGATGAAGCTGGTACACCTTCAGCAAATGCTGGTATTGAAGTTGAACGTGGTACCGCAACAAACGTATCTCTTCTTTGGAATGAAGGCAGTGATTATTTCCAAATAAATGACGGTTCTACCACTTCCAAGATATTAACAGCAGGTAACTTTGCCTCGTCCTTCACAGGAACACTAGACGGCGGAACATTCTAAAATAAATTTTAATCTCTAGCGTATATACGCAAGTTATAGGAGAGCCACATGGCACAAACGATCAAATTAAAGCGCTCGTCTTCGGCGGGCTCTATTCCTACTCATTCACAACTAGAGTTAGGCGAAGTTGCTATCAATACTGCGGACGGTCGTATGTATATGAAAGACGGAGCTAATGCCATTGTCTGGGTAAATAAAACTTCTGAAATTACAGGAACCACTCCGCAAGCATCGGACGGAACAAATAAGCCCGTAGGGTATGTTTGGTATGTAGTCTAGAATGACTATTAAGGTCTGGAACGGTTCCGCAGTACAAGAACCTGAGCAAATAGTAGTTAAAGCTGCAGCGGGAACGTTGCGGTTTGTAAACTATGTCGTACAGAAAGTTACGGATGGAAGTCTTAACACTGTATGGAATGCTATCTATAATACAAGCCGGACTACCGATACTTCTAGAAGCTCTACTACTACCTTTACTACCACCTATAATACAAGTGTTAGCACCAATGTTAGCACAACCACAGGCTTTGACACAATTAGGGGAACAACGAGAAGTACTGCGAGTACTTACACTACTTCTTTTGATACTTCTGCTGTCACTTCAAAGTCTACCACTACAGCCTATAGCACTACTTTCGGTACAACTGCAAGCACAACCACTACTTATGTTAGTAACTTCGATACAACTCGAGGTACTACAGTAAGTACCACTACCTCTTTCAATACTACTTTTGCTACATCGAAAGATACTACTACGGCATTTACCACTACCTTTGATACTGCTACTAGTGTGGCTACTACTACTGCATTTACTACAACGTATGAAACAACTCGTGCCACTGCAGTAGATACGACTACTACGTTTACAACTACTTTTGCTACCAGTGCAACTACTAATACTGTATTTACTACTACGTTTAATACTACGACTACGAAGTCTACGACTACTGCGTATACTACGACTTTCAATACGAGTACAACTACTCTGCGAAATACTACTACAACGTACACTACTAACTTTAACACTACAAAAAGTACTGTTACTACTTTCAATACAGAATTTGCTACAGGCACTAGCAGGGCCACTACTACAACGTATACTACTACGTTTAATACAACCCGATCCACTACTATAGATACTACAACTGCTTATACTACAACTTTCAATACTAGCAGATCTACAACTATAGATACTACCACTACGTTTAATACTACGACGACTCGTAGTACTACGACTACGTATACGACTAATTTTAATACTTCAAGAGGTACTTCTAAGTCTACTACTGTAAACACTACTACGACTTTTGATACTTCTCGAAGCACTTCTAAATCTACAACTACTGTATTCAATACTCAGACTTCAAGAGGTACAGATAGAGCAACCACTACGACCTTTAATACTTCTCGAAGCACAAGCAGGGGTACCAGCAGAGCTACTACTACAACTTTTCTCACAGGAACTAGCCGCAGTACTACTACAGCTTTTGTAACTGCTACAAGCAGAAGCACAAACAGGGCAACCACTTCCGTTTATGACACAAGCAGAGGTACTTCTAAAGTTACGTCTAAGTCTACGACTACTGCTTTTGCTACTGGAACGAGTAGAACTACCACAAGTGTTTACAATACTTCAAGAGGAACAAGCAGAGGTACTAGTCGCGGAACAACTACTGTTTTTGGAACAGGTACAAGCCGAGGAACAACAACAGCGTTCAACACTACAACTACCTTTACTACTACTCGCGCATCAAATACGGTATACGCTACAAGTAGAACTACAGGTACTTCGCGAGGGACTACTACTGCTTTTGCAACTGCTACAAGCAGGTCTACTACAACCGCTTTTAACACTACCACTACTTTTGCCACAAGCAGAAGCTCCACTACAGTTTATACTACTAGTACAGCATTTTTGACCTCTAAGTCTACGACTACCTCATTTAGTACTACGACTACCTTTACTACTTCGAGAACGTCCAGCACAGTATTTACTACAACTACTAGTAGATCTACTAGTACTAGCAGAACTACTACTTTTGGTACTACTACGAGTAGAAATACAGGAGAGTCGAGATCTACTACAACCAGTTTTAATACTAGTAGAGGTACAACTTTTGGTACTACGACGACTTTTGGTACAACAACGAGCAGAAGTACAGGAGAATCTAGAGGGACTACTACAAGTAGAACTACTAATACAAGTCGTACTACTACATTTACTACAACAAGTGCTTTTGGTACTACCACTAGTTATACTACAACTACTTCGTTTAATACTACGACTACTTTTGGTACTACTACCGCTTATGTGGCAAATACTTCTAGAACTACTAATACTTCAAGAGGTACGTCTCGTGGTACGTCTCGTGGTACGTCTCGTGGTACGTCTCGTGGTACAAGCAAAAGCACTACAACTGCTTTTGTCAGGCAGACTGCTTTTAACTCACTTGTAAGCCGAACTACGACTTACAATACAAGCCGTACTACTACTTACCGAACATATTACTACTCTCGAAGTCATACAAGTAGAATTACCAGCAGGACTACTACTTTTGCCACTAGCAGGACTACTACTTTCTTCCAAGACGTACGACACAATACTGCTGTAAGTCAAAGTACGACTACTTCCTACACTACTTCGTACAGTACTGCATTTACTACTTCGTATACTACTTCATATAGTACTGTCTTTGGTACTGCTACTACTTTTGGAACAGCAAAAAGTCAAAGTACCGCCACAAGTAGAGCAACTGGTACTAGTAGAGGAACAGGAGAATCTAGGGGAACTACTACAAGTAGAGGCACAGCCACAAGTCGTACAACTACTTTTGGTACTAGTACTGCTTTTGGCACTACTACTGCTTACACTACAACTACTAGTTTTGGTACAGCAACAAGCAGAGGCACTACTACAAGTCGTACTACTACGTTTGGAACTAATAGAAGCACTACAACTTCTTATACCACCAGTACTGCATTTGTAACGGCTACGAGCAGGACTACTACTTTTGGGACTACAACTGCTTTTGGCACCGCCACAAGCAGAAACACTACTACTACCTATAATACAAATAGATCAACAGGTACGAGTAGAGGTACGACTACTACTTATACTACAAGTAGAGGTACAACTGAATCAAGAAGTACTACTACTACTTTTGCCACAAATAGAGCGACAGGTACAAGCAGATCTACTAGCTCTGTATTCAATACAGGTACTAGTAGAAGTACTACCACTGCTTTTGGTACTACCACTACTTTTGCCACAAATAAAAGTACCACGACTACTTTTAATACAAACAGAGCAACAGGTACAAGCAGAGGTACAACTACCGCATTTACAACTGCTACTAGCAGAAGTACGACTACTGCATATACTACGGCATTTACTACTACATTTGCTACAAGTAAAAGCACGACTACTTCGTTTAATACTACAACTACTCGTAGTACGACGACTACGTATACTACTGCCTTTTCTACTGTATTTAATACTTCTTTGAGTACTACCACTACATTTACAACTACTTTTGGTACTACAACTACTAGGGCTACAACGACTGCGTTTAATACTAATACTACGCTTTCTACGACTACCGCATTTACTACTACGTTTACTACTACTTTTGCAACGAGTAAAAGTACAACTACTGCGTTCACTACTACTTTTGCTACTGCAACAAGTAAGAGTACTACTACAACTTTTAATACTACTTTTGCAACAAGTAGAAGCACGGGCTGTGTATACACCACTGCGTATACTACTACGTTTGGTACAAGTAATATAACATCAAAAGCAACCACCACAGCATTTGTTACTGCTACTAATAGAACAACGACTAGTACTTATACTACTACATTTGGAACAAGTAGAGGCACTTCAAGAACCACCACTAGTACATATAATACTATATTTAATACTAGTAATGTAACCGATAAATCAACTACTACGGCGTTTAATACTACTACGTCTCGTTCTACTACGAAAGACACTACTACTACGTTTATAACTAGCAGAACTACTACAAATGAAACTGGTTGCACTTATACTACTACTTTCGCAACAAGTAGAGGCACTACAAAATCTACTACTACGGCATTCTCAACCGCAACATCTAGAGTAACTAATTTTGATACAACTACTGTATTCGATAGTTCTAGAAGCACTTCGAGAAGCACTAGTAGCCAATACACTACTGTATTTAATACGAATAAAGGCACGAGCAGGTCTACTACTTCTGTATTTAATACAGCCACTAGTAGAGGAACAGACCATCAGACAAGCACCGTATATGATACAACAGGAGGAACTTCAAGAGTTACTTCGAGTGCTTTTGCTACCGTATTTAATACTACTGTAACGACTGCCAAAAGCACGACTACAGCATTTGATACCTCTAGAGCTACTTCCAGGAGTACTACCAGTGCCTATACTACTACGTTTGCTACTTCTAAGAGCACGCAAGTTACTACAACCACTGCGTTTTCTACAATTTATAATACTACCCGTAGTACAACTACTACGCGTACAACTACTTTTGAGACTAGCAAAGCGACCTCAAGAGCTACCACTACCACGTTTGGAACAAATACAGTTGTATACGAACGTGTCACAAGTACAGGAGTTGAAACCGAGGTTTCATCTTCTTCTGCACACAACTCACGATATTGGGATGGATCACAATGGACGGAATAAACCTCAAAGACTTAAATCACAAATTAGAAACAACTTTAGAAATCGTTATGGAGCACTTCGTAGAAATGGAAGAGCGCATGGAAGATTTAGAACTTCAACTAGAGGAACTAGAAAATGGGTCTAACAAGACTAGCGGATAATGATGAGCTAGGAAACAAAGCAGCGCACTTCTTTAAATCTGGCAATATAATGCGTACAGATGAAAATAATGAAGTTACAAAACTAACAGACTTATTACCTGCTTACGGCAACTGGCATACACCTTTAGAGTATGATATATGGTATGATATAGCGGAAGAGGTAATCACTGGCTATACATACACAGACGTATTTTCTAAGTGTCTAATGCTCCGCGTGGCTTCTTGGGAGAAAGCTTGTCGAACAATGAGGCTAGCAGCAAGGGAGCCGGTAACAGAAGAAGGCTTAGCTATTTTTAACGAATTACGTGATAATAGTCACGATAAATATAAACTTAGCAAAAGAAAACAGAAGAAGCATAAATTTGTTATTTTTCTTCCCGGCACTAATATACTAGATAAGGTGTTAGACTACGACAAGACTAAAAGAGCTGTGGCTCAAGGAGCTGTGCTCAAGTGTCACCCTTTGACAGCGCCAGGAATGGTAGCGTACCTCAAGTCGGAGTTCGGTAGAGAAAATGTACTAGCTAAAAAGTTATCGGGGCACCGTCTTTTAGATGAAGCAGACATCGTAGGATGTTGTACTAATTCAGAAATGGGACTAATTGCTCTTGCCAAAGGCAAAACAGTTTATACTTTTGATTTAAATGACAAGCTACAAACCACGTACTGTGCTATTTATAAGGCAGTCTGGGGCAAGGACGATATGCCTAGCACAGAAAGATTTATAAGACTACTTTCAGCTAAGTATTCTGGTATTATACCTTACTTTATAGACAACCCTAAAGAAAGAATCGACTACTATTTTAATTTTTGGAAAGCATACCCCCATGAAATACCTCGTCCTAGAAAATAACTATACTGCCCTTACTGTAAACTCTATCGAACAAAACATGCCAGATGCAGAGTATAAGGTCGTTCCTATAGAAGGCGGAAAAATTCCTACGGCTTTAAAACACTGTACGGAACCAACTATGGTTGTTATGGGAGGTATAGTTTTAAATATTAAAGAAGGAGATCTGCCTTCCGCAGAAAAACTAAAAAAGCATCATTTAGCAATGAGCAGAGAAGCTGTTTTTGCAGACCACCCTAAATGGAAAAAGAATTATATTCTGCTAAAAAGTAAACTTCACGAAGGCGTTGTGGATATGTCTATTTTTATTATTAACCCTGCGAAATGGAGGACTGTACCTAAGGATGATTCAAATTTTATACTTGGAAAGAAAATAATGTATATGCCAAGATACATGAATCACAGAGACGATCCAACTTTAGGAACTTGTATGGGAGGCTACGATGTATTAAACTACGGGTCTTTGGGAGAGGATGCTTCTGTTTACAACTATCTTACACATTTGTATTCTGGAGAGGCTAATGTAAGGGACACTTTTGGATGTTGCTTTGACAAGCTATTACCTTTTACAGAAGGTCTTGAAGACAATGAAAAGAAAATAGTTGAAAGACTAGGGAATCTTACTAAGGTAAGGGTAGGAAAGTTAAGACAGATGTTCGTAGACAGAAAAAAAGCCCCTGATTAAAGGGGCTTTCTTCGTTATGGGTGAGTAGGAAATCCTATTTGTTTCTCTAGCATTCCTGCTATATTTTCTACTTGCTCTTCAGTTACCCAGCTAACTCCTAGGTTAAACTGTATAACTCCAGGTTTAGTACCTGCTTTAGTACACATATTTTCAAAAGCTAATGTATATTTGCATACCGCTTCTGGAAACTCATCTACAAGATTAACTTCGTCTATATTAACTCTTATATCTGTTATGCCGTCTCTATGAAAAGCCTGTATCTCAGGGCAATCTTCGTTAATATATAATGCATCAGTTTTTGCCGTTGCTCTACTAAACTCAGAATTACCAAAGTTAGGGAAAGATAACGAAATATCTGGAAACCAGATGTTACTACCAAAACTTTCTACTCTATCATTTTGTTCCACGTTATTTCTGGCAATATCGTCAAGCATACCTAAGTAGCTTAACTCACTACCAAAACGAGGGTCTTGTTCTTGTTGTTCACTCATTTTTATATTCCTTATACGATCTCACAAGCACCGCCAACACAGGCGAGTTCTTGAGATCCAGTTGTGTTATCTTCTTTCTCAAACTGAGCTAAATCTTCCCAGTTTACATTTTGTGGCATAGCCGCCACAAGCTTTTGGTACTCTTCTTCATTTATATCTTCGTATGGAGCTTGCTGATAAGTGTGATCACTTGTCGGAAGCAAACTAATACCAGAACATAGATCAAAATTATCCCAAATCCACTGTGATACTTGCAAGTATTCACTATCAGTATAGTATACAGTCACACTCGGTTTGTGCTCACACCAGTGATTCTGATAAGCTTTCCATAACCTTAGCTGATGCATTGCACCTACGTCTCGTACACAAGTACTTGCTTCTGGAGACTTAACAGGAAAGCTAAAGACTACAGAAGTAGGAGACATTACATCTTGTTCCATGGGAAACCCTGCTTGTTCCATATAGAGAGCAAGTGGGTCTTTTTTGTCTGAACGTACTCTCCGAATGTAATGCTTAGAGAAGCGAGGATGTATACCGGAAGCACTATCAACAAGCTGAGACACAGTACCAGATGGCTTAACACACGTAATAGCGACAGACTGATTAACACCAAGCCTTTCAGCCCATTCTTTATTTGTTTCAATACTAACATCTCTCATCTCCTCTAGCCATTCTGGTAGTATGTCTGAGTCAGGGTTTCCTAGAACTTCGTGATCCATAATACCTGTTAAACTTACGCCTAACAAAGCCTCTTCTTCAGTGTTACGCTTCCAACGCACTCGCAGATATCTAAAGTCTGTAAGAGTCGATTGTAGTGTACCAATGATTGTTGCTTTGCGTACTTTTTCTTTTAATGTTTCTAACGTGTCGTCTGCTCGTACAACTACTTCTGACAAGTTACAAAACTCGTTGCTTCGTAGAATAATCTCGGAACAAGGGTTAGTACCAAAATCGTGTTCAGCATCACGACGACCGTTACGTGCTGCAATCTTCTGTGCCGCTACGCGACTGAACAACCCACGCTCACCAGATTTAGACTCATATAGATTCTTCATCTCGGTCAAGAACGCTTCGAAGTCAGGCTTTTCTGTATATGCTACAGAATTGTTTGCAAGCCTACGCTGGCCTTGGTCAATCCACCACTGACCTGATTTAGCTTTTGACATACGCTGATCTGAAAGATTAGAAAGACTAATCAAAGCTGACCTACGAACGCCACCAACTACTACAATATCAGCAATCTTACAGCAGACATCATGACACTCAATACTTGTAAGTTTACGTCCCTTTGCTTTCTGGAATATTTCTACACAGAAACGGAACAAGTCTTGCAAAGGCTCTGGGCCACTTGCTCTACCACCAAAAGTTTTAAGTCTAGCACCTGCTGGACGTACTCGGCTCATATCCCACTGAGGTAATTTACCTGCATAAAGCATGGCAATCAACTCACGAAAGGCACTCGCCCATCCTAGCTTACTATCGCTTACTACGATTGTAGAACTTGTTTTGTGGAATGTTTCTGCTACTTCTGGTAGCTTATTGATGAAGTTACGTTCTACACTAAAGCCTACGCCTGTGCCACACATCAATACATACATCAGCTCATCAAAAGCTCGTGGATGGTCGATATGCAAATAGCTACAGTTAAAGCCTGCTACGTTATCACGTTTCAACGCTTCACCTGCTGTCATCATACAACGCATAGAAGGCATAACTTCTAAAGCATTAATGGCATTCCAGATTTCTTGACCACTTTCGTCGTCTAACTGTTCTCTTTCTTTAAAGAAATCAACATAGCGACTACAGGTTTCATCCCATGTTTCTCTGCGGCCTTCGTCCTCTAGCCATCGTGCGTATCTGCTTTTATGAATAAAACTTTGATACTGATCCATTATACCATTCTCTCCTCAATATTGGACACATTGTCCTTGCCTATTGCGTCATCGCAATATGTTACTAAATCCATCAACTCATAGTTCTTTAGCAGTACTTCTGCGTTTTCATTCAATTCTTGTATGTACTTGTATTTGCCCTCGATGGGTATACAATCATAAATTGACATGGCATCGCCATACTGTTCTATAAGTTGTTGTGCTCTTTTCGGCCCTATGCCGTTGATTCCTGGGACATTATCACCTTTATCTCCTGTTAAACACTTGAAAGAGATATACTCTTCTGGTTTAACTTCGTAGTGCTCATGCCAGTTATCTATTGTTACCTCTTTTCGAGTAACGTAAGAAAATCTACTTACACCGTCCTGAATCAATAAGTCCCAGTCTCGGTCACTAGATACTAGCCAGATGTTTTCTAAGCCATAATCTTTTCTACGCTTTACGAGGTGGGCAGCAAGATCATCTGCCTCTACACCTTTGTAACGAAGAACTTCAAAGCTCTCTGATAGTAATTCTAGTGTTTCTTCGTACTCTTCAAAGAAGTCAATAAATGCTTGCTTCTCTGCTTCAGTTTGTTCAGCATACTTATCTTTTCGATTCTGTTTGTACTCTGGTAATATCTCTTTTCGATAACTCGATGATCCCCAATCTGCTGTGATAATAACCTTACCACAGTTGTAGGAGGTTGCTAGAGATTTTACTGTTTCTACATACTGATCACGAAAATCTGTTCTGCCTTGATGTTTCCACCGAAAAGCTAAGTTTAGTGCATCTACTATGAGTACACCATCTTGGTTGCGTTCGTTAAAATTAAAAGCCACCTATAAACTCCGTCTTTTCTGATTTCAACCAATCTTCTGCTAGTAGTACATAACAGTTTAGAAAACGAATATACAAATACTCTATAGTGTTCTCTGGTTTGTTTTCTGTTACTACAAATACTTTAGATCGGTCATATTTAAAGAATAACAAGGGCTTTTGATCGCCACCTGCTGCTTGTATTACAATCTTCTTCCACCATCTGATAATGTTATTTGTTTTGGGTTGTGTAAATATTTTATCAGTCAGTGGTGAGTCTTTATAATTTTTTACCTCTATACAATAATGATTTCTCTGATTAGGGACATATAAGTCCCCTTTCAGATATTCAAGAGCACCCGAGGCAGGTACTCTCTCAAATTTCAGTCCGGTCGCTTCCCTCAGCATGTCCCTCACTAGGTACTCGCCTCTCGCTCCCTTCGCTCTCGAATCTACCATCTTCGTCCTCTTCGTTCTTCTTGGGATCTGATCTTGCTTGTTCCCAGTGATTTTGTTGTGCCCACCACATTCTTCGTCTACCTGCGCTCATCCTTACTCCAGTACGCTAGTGTTTCCATCCTTGACTACTTCGATTTTTTCTAATAGAGGGTGAGACCATCCATGAGAAACGAGATAAGTATTCATATCTTCTCGTAGTAGAACTTCTACTATACGCTCTTTTCCGGCATCATCAAGAACACTAATAACTTCATCTAAAAACAATACATTGATTTTAGACTTTGATATACTACTCATCAGTCGACGAATGGCTATCAAAGTAGCAGTATTCACCCTAGCCAACTCGCCAGACGAAAGTGCTAGAATATCTACTACATTACCGTTATCAGTAATTTGTACGTTTAACTTATCATTTGAGACAACAAACTCAAGCGTAAACCTACCATCAGAGAGTTCAGCCAAGTACTCATTTGCTAACTCTTCAAGTTCTCCAACCAAGTTTTCAATCTTGTATGCAAGCAATCCGTTTGTGCTAAAAGACTTCTTGAGAATCTCCAAGTCTGTCTCTAGTTTTTGGTTGCCTGCTAGTTTGCCATCGTATTCTTCTTGCTGTTCAACGAACTCTGCTGTCTGCTCTTGTATTACTTGAATACGAGTGTTAAGTCTTGTTCGTCTTTCGTTCTCTGCTGCATTTTCTGCCAATTGGGTTCTGGCTTCCGACAACTTACTTTTTAAGTCCGCGATTTTTAAATCCACTTCCGACTCCGCCAGTATATCAGTTGGCAGAGATTTGTCGTACGAGCGATATAAGTCTTCCCAATTCTTGCGATCTTTCTCATTTTGCTCAAAGATTGCATTATTTGCTTTAATCTCATGAATTTGAGGACGAATCTTCATAGCTTTGCCATGGGCTTCGTCACGCTTCACACGCTCCACTCCAATCATTGCTTTCTCGGAAGAAACATCAATAGGTTGCTTACAAGTGGGACACTCATCAGAAATTTTCTCTAATCTGTCCAGAGTCCGTTGAGCACCCGTAGCGACTGCTTGTAAAGACCCTAACTCTTCTTGTAAATCATCGTAGGACTCCCAAGAAACTGTACTAGAAGAGATAGCACCAATGTCTATCCTGTCGAGCATTGTTTTATATTGATTATTCTCTCGAATTTTTTTATTTTTTTCAGAGATATTTTCCTTCTCTGTCATCCAATAACGTAAAGCCTCTTCGTCTTTGGATGTATTAATTTGTAAATCTAACATGGGTAGTATGGATGTATCGGCCAACTTATTTGTTTCTAACCATTTTTCTACTGTTGCAAGTTTCCCTGCTATGGTAGATGACGTATTCGATACTTCCCTAGACGCGGCCTTAAATACTTCGAATAACTCAACGTATTTTTCTAAGTGTAGAAGATCAATAAGAAACTTCTTACGGTTTGCATCTGTAGCAGTTAAAAACTGCAAACTCGCATTAGTATTTTGATATACTAACTGCGAAAAGGTTTTAAAGTCAACTCCGAGAATCTCTTGTAGAGTCTTGTACGTATTCGTAGCTGTATGGCTAGAGATATCTGTACCATTCTTTTCAAGTTTGACTTTTATATTTGTTTTGCGATTAACGGTGATCTGATAACTATCTTCATCTTTCGTAAAAGACAGAGAGATGTTATAACCATCATTCACATAACGATTAGGAATGTCTGCTTTTTTGATACCCTTAGAGTTCTTGTTATACAGTGCTTCCTCAATAATTAACGGGATGGAGGACTTCCCCATCCCGTTAGTACCAAGGATTTGTGTAACAGTATTGTCGTCTAATTGTAACTCATTACCAGAACCATAACTAAAGCAGTTATCCCATCTCAATGTTTGTAGTGTAATCATTGTATGTTCCTATGATGTCTGGTATTTTATCAGGGTTAATTTCTAGTATGTACGTTAGATACTCTACTAGCTCTTCTTGCACGGACATATCTTTATCCATGATAAGAGATGCCTCTGACTTACGTTTTACTACTTTTTTATCTAGCAATTCTGAGTTCTTTACTCCGGCTAGATCTTGCATATCTCCTTCTACTTCATAGATCGTGTGATCAAAATCAGTAGGAGTCATATCTTCACTACTTGTAACTGTTTTACGAATTAGCTGTGGTAATCTAAACTCTTCCCACATCCAACTCCAGTCCTGTTCGTTAATAAGCAAGTAACCTGTTTTTACTTTACTTCTATGAAAGGAAGTAGTCATAGGACTACCAGGATATACAATATTGCGTTGACAGTTGCTATGGGCGTGTAGGTCGCCTGCAAATACAACAGGGAAGTCTTCAAACAGGTCTAAGTCGACTTCGGGTTTAACGTGTGGCGGTATTTCTCCTCTAACGTGAGTGAATAAAGGCCGGCTCGTATCAAAATGATCTATTGCACCTTTCTTATGCAAGTCTGCGTAAGGTAGGATACTGAAACCTAAGTCATTGTCTACATAAGACACATCTACAATATGAATAAGAGGGTTAATATCCCTACTTACTTGCTTTAGCTGAGTAAAGAAAGTCTTATTCTTCTTAGTAGCTTCATGGTTTCCATCATAAATAATAGTTGGAATCTTTACTCCACGAATAAACCTGAAGTAAAGTTCCAACTCTTCCATATTCGGAAGACGATCAAAGAGATCGCCCCCGATTATGTGCATATTACATTCTTTTTCTAGTTCATAGATCTGGTCAAAGAACATTTGATAACGGTTTGTAGCCCACTTTACTGGGACATTTTTCTGTCCCAGCTTGATGTGCCAGTCTGCCGTAAAAAGAATCATCCTACATTGAACTCCGCGTCAAGAGCTTCATCATCAGTCTCGTCACCGTGGTTACGAACTCGATCAAGCAACTCTTTCTGAGCGTCAGCAGTAGGACGGGTCATTACATCATCCATAGATTTTAGGTCTGCAATGGCAGCTCTCTCTTCTTCGGTAAGAGCACGAGGCTTGCACTTGAGTGCTTGCAACTGATACTCTACGTTGTAAGGAAGAGGTCCGGTCTTTACTCGCTTGAAACAAATGTCCCAGCCAGTTTCAGGGTCTGTAGGGTCGCCTAAGTCTTCGGCAGCAGTAATAATTTGCTCCCACAACTTCTTCTTGAGGTTTACTACCTTGACTTCACCGTTGTCGATGCACTGAGTAGCGTAGCTCCAGCCACACTTCAGGTCAGGATAGTACTCACGAACCCAGTCTTTTTCTTGATTATTGAATCGCTCAGAGTTTCTATCGAAAGATAGACACTCCATAGGAATGTTTTTACCGTTCTCGCCTTGAATCCAGTAGACATAACGTGCAAGAATGTCGCCAACTACGCGCATTTTGTTGTCACCGTCTTTATACTGAAAAGATGAGATTGAGGATTTTTGGGCTCCGCCCGTTTGCTTATTGAATGATAATGCCATTAGTGTATAGTCTCCAGTTGGACTTCTTCATAGATGAACGTTATTTCGTCCGGTAATACTATGAGTAGCCTGTTATCGTTAATTTCTTCTAGAGGCACAGGACAATGTAGTGCGTCTAGCGTAGTTTTTTGTGTTGCAAAATAATCCGCTGTACTTCTAAGAGAAGCCAGTGCGTAATATATGCAAAGTTCTTTTTGTGTGTACTTATAAGAATTGTAAAGAAGCATTTCTCCATGAAGAAGAAAACTATCGCCTGTAAAGTCTTTATAGGAATATTTATAGATAGGGTCATACTTGTTACGAGGGATCTGACTGTTTACCAGCATTTCCATTATAATGTTACAAGTAGCAATATTTCCTTGCGCCGTATCAAAAACCTTTTTCCAATCAAATAAGAGCACTATTATACTTCCTTTTTACCATTTTGTCAAGAATTATTTTTCTAAAGGTACTTCATGTCCCAACCCTGCTTCATATAGAACCCAACACGATTGGAGGCTTGTTTTCGAGCCGTATTTCCTTTCAGATGTATATCTATGATAACAGGGTCGATCTTACCTTCTTTTTTCCGAATCACTCGTCCACAAAGCTGTGTCAGTAGTGGTTCATTATTTACAGGGGTTGCCAGTATAAGACAGCTAAGTGTGTCTACTGATATACCTTCTGAGAAGATAGCCTGTGTTCCGTAAAGAACATTTTTATCCCCGTAAAGTATTTCGTCTACAAGTGTTTCTCTATCTTCATGCGACACTTCACCAGTAACGCATATTGATTTGTCTCCGGTAAGTTCGGAACAAGCCTTCAAAAAGCTCACTCTATCACTCACCACTAAGACTTTGTGTCCTTTAGCGGCATAAGCTGCGGCTAAAAGTGCTATTGTATGTCTGTACTCTTCATCATTTGCTAGCTTTGTAACTCTGTTAGCCCAGGGGATTCTAGCTCCATCCATGAATCGTATCTCTGACGGTACAATGTGTACTGTAGGGGTCATATAGTTTTCTTTGGGTGGCTTGAAAAGAGTATTACCAAAGTAATCTCTGAATACAACGTGTTTTCCATCCTTTCTTTCTATAGTTCCCGACAGACCTATCTTATATCTACAGTAATTTGTATCTAGTATTTTGGAAAAGGTCGGACTACTAACATGATGCATTTCATCTAGTATGACAGTGCCAAACTCTTTACGAATCTTGTCTACGTTTCGGTACAAAGTCTGTGTATTCCCAATGACGATAGGAGCATCAAGATCAAATTGACCACTACCTATGATGCCTGCTTTAATTCCATAGACTTTCTCTACTTCCTTTGCCCACTGATTACGCAGAGGGACAGTGTGAGTAACAACAAGTGTCTTCTGACCAAGTTTACCAGCAATAGCTAAACCTGTAAATGTCTTACCCCAACTGACCCATGCGTTGATTATGGCGTTATCTTCGATTGCGTCATAAACATCTTTCTGGCTCTGTCGTAACTCAAACTTAAACTCTGGAAATTCTACAGGCTTGTTTACTCGCCTATCGACTATTTCGTAATTTGAGGGTATCAAATCCGTACGTCCAATAGGTAATGAGACTAACCCGTTACGAATAATTCCCATATTCTTGATCACTTCAGGTGGATCAAGAGGGTTGTGCGTAGGAATAGTATAGGTGAGCTCTTTGTCGATTCTCTCCTGTACTTCTTCGGTACAATCCATGTATATTCTGTGGCTTATGACTGCCTTCACGAAGTCGCCTCTTTCAAGGCAGCTTTAACGGCCTGCACTGACATATAGTTTTCAGGTACTTGCATACATATGTGTGGAATCTCCAAGTCTTGTATCATAATGCTAAGAAGAGTATCTGCCACTGTAGTCCAACGCATACTAGGAACACCGCGCAATGCTACGCCTCCGAGATCCATTGTGGTAATCTTACATTGTTTCTCGGGACAATTCCAGTGTAAGTTGTTAGCATAGTGATTCAAAGCTGCTTTCTGCGCGGCATACATATACCCTTTGGATATATTTGGTTGGGCGGCACGAGAAGATATGTTAAAAATTATTCTGTTAGGATCAAATCTCCACTCATTGAATACATACTCTAGTAACTCTACTTGTTTGAATCCAACGTGTGCATAGTTGATGAAACACCCATACTCATTAATATCTACTCTACCTTCGAGTATATCTTCAATGCGACAAGTGTCAATGGGTATAAGGTGGTTAAGGGCAGAGTAAAGTGTACTAGTCCCGGTTATTAATGTTTTCATAGTGCTCCTTTACTAGATTAAACGATGGTTTTCCAAATAAAGAACCATCTACGCTACATTTATTGCAGGGAGACATAGATCTGTCACCCTTCATTAGTTTTTTACGAATCTTGGTCATAGGCTTACTGAACCATACATCGTATAGAGAATCTTGTAATAGATTGCCTACTACGTGCTCTCTGCCCCAATCATTACTACAGAACAGTACATCACCATTCCAATCGACAAACATTTTATAGAACGGGTAGTGACAAGGCTTACCTTGTAGTGCAGTAACACTACTCTCCTCTACTCCTACCCAATCCATAACTCCGCTTCGATTGTTCAGAATTAAACCATGCTTTTCAAAATCACCCCAATGCATACGGTACTTATAGTTTGCTTTAGGAATATCTTTCATAATTACATCAAAGTGTTCCATCTGCTCAATACCATCATACAAGTTGATATACAATATGTCGAGACCCCGTTGCGAGATCAAATCTTCAGCGTACTCTTTAGTCAGCCTATCTCCATTAGTATTGCACTCTATAGTAGCATCGGGTAGATACTCTCTAAAGGCTGATACTATTTCTGGAAACTGAGGGTTAAGTAGATTCTCTCCGAACCCGCTGAGAGATATTTTGCCTCTAAAATCATTGTTAGCAAGTTCTTTCGCAATAGTAGCAGCACCCTTTACAGTCATATGAAGGTTTCGGTTAGGAAATACTTCTGGATCGTGTCGAGGGCAGAATACACACGTTCTATTACACAATTCTGTAGTATTAATCTCTACAGTAAGTATAGAACGTAGGGGTGAGTCTTTTGTATTCCTTGACCAGTGTGCGGCTTCTTGGTTTCTTCTGTGTTCCAAGAAGTCGTACTGGTCTACTGCTACTGTGGGTATTTTCATAGTTCTAGTTCATTCTTAGCAATAATATAAGTTTTGACAAAATCAGACCGCACAATGTCCTCTACCTCAAACTCAATGAAGGTAAAGAGACCCATACGCTTTAGAACTTGGAAGAAGTCTTTTATACCGTTTCCTCTCAAATCTGCCTGCCGAAAGTCTCCACAAAACATAATTCTACAGTTCTCACCCATACGAGTAATAATAGAATCTAGTTCATGAAAAGACATATTTTGACACTCATCAATAAGAATAACTGCATCTCTGAGTGTAATTCCTCGTATAAATGAAGTGGTCATAAACTCTACTAAATTTTTCTGTTTCAGTATTTCATAGGCATCGCCTCTACCGAACAGATCATTAGCAATATCTTTATAAGGCTCTTCATAAACAGAGGCTTTTTCCTTTTCTGTACCGGGCAAGAATCCAATATCTCTTGTAGGTACAGCACTTCGTATAATTACTAGCTTTTGAAAGGCTCCTTTTGTCATATCATCGTATGCTAGGTACGATGATATAAACGTCTTACCCGTTCCTGCAAGTCCATGCAGAACAAGGTGTTTATCAGATTCAAATGCTTTTAGCTGGTTACGTGTTAAAGGTTCTATTTCTTGCAGCTCAAAGTTGACTCCTGCAAGAGTTTTTCTTCGTTTTCCCATATATTATACTTTCTTTTTGGTATCTTTGAGTTTCACTTCTGAATACTCATAAAGCACCCACGGAAGTCCATGTAAGTGCAAAACCCCTGCCCAAAGCATTCCATCTTCAGGAGGGCGTGGAACGGTAAAAGGAGTGTTATGTCCTTGTACCCATACAAGTGAAGCTATATCTTTCTTCTCCACTCTTTTAATTTTTAAATATTTTAGTGTTGCAAAGCGTGTCTTTTCGTACACAAAAGGTTTTCCTACGTTGTCTATAAAGTACTTCTTACTTTGTTTTAGTATGCCGTTATATGTAGTAACCATCCTCTTGAGTTGCAGAAGATTCTTATGTGCTGTTTGCATACGCCTAGCCCCAAGAGTTCGTCCCTCTTTATTTCTATCATCTACTATCTTATCTTCAAGAAAAAGGAGTCCATCATGCAACTCCCAATTTCCTGAAGGTAATAAAAATACAGGATACTCTACACTGGTACGTATGTTACGATATGTAATCACCATATTTTTTCTCGAACTTTCCGCCTGAATAGTCTTCGTGAACAATCTCAAAGTCACACCCTACTGGAGCTCCTGGAATAGAGATACCTCTATCCATCTGTATAAACTTCGCTAACTGCTCCATGTATTCTTCTACTTCTTCATCTGGTACTTCTGCTAGGATGGAATCGTGTACAAGTGCAAAGATACGAGCCTTCTTACCTGTAGCTTTGATCCACTCACTCATGTCAATAGCACCTAGAAGGTTAATATCAGAAGCAGCAGACTGCACCAGAAAATTAAGACCAGACCTAACGCTATGACTCTGGATGCCTTTGTCTGTCGATGCGACATTTGGTAATCTCCTCTTTCTTCCGAAGAAGCTGTAAATGAAACCATTCTGTTGAATGAACTTCTGGTTCTCTTCAATCCATGATTTTAACTTATGAAACTCTTTGAAGTAATCATCAATTACTTCCTGAGCTTCGTTTCTAGTGAAAGGTTTACCACTGTCTTTTGTGACTTGCTCACTAATCTTATTTGCTCCGGCACCATACATGATACCAAAGGTTACGGCTTTAGCCGCCTGACGTTGCATACTGTATAGTTCTGCTACTTCGCTTACTTCACAAGGTAGCTTAAATACTTTGTGTGCAATCGCACTGTGGAAGTTGCCTCCAGACTTGAAGACATCCATAAGTGCTTTGTCTTTTGCGAGTACAGCAGCGACATATACCTCTGCTGTGGTCAAATCCATTGCTACAATTTTATGTCCAGGAGCGGCTTTAATGCATCCCTTAACAATGGGATTGTCTCTGGGTAGTTGCTGCATATTAAGCTTGCCACTAGAGCTAAGCCGCCCACTAGTTGTGCCATGAAGGTTAAAACCTGTGCGTAAGCGACTATCTCTGTCCAACTGCGGGAAGATTTTGTCCAAATAAGTATTCTTAATTTTAGACTTTTGTCGGATAGCAAGGATAAGTCCGGGGACGTCGGATTGCGATGCCAGCTCTTGAAGAACTTCCGCATCTGTTGAATTCGCGCCCGTTCCAGTCTTTTTTCCAGTAGGAGTAAGGCCGATGAAATCAAATAATAAACTGCGAAGCTGCACAGTACTGTTAGGATTAAAATCTTTTCCATTAATTTGCTCAAATTTACTGATGGCAGGGTGCTTGTATAGTTCCGCTACTGCTTCATCAATCTCGTCTTGCATGAGAGACTGAGACTTGAGCAGACGCTGCTTATCAAACGGTACGCCATTGTCTTGGATGTCGGTCAAAAACCGGCAACCAGGAATTAGTATATTATCATACACTTTTGCTAGACGTTTATTTTGCTTGATCTTTACGAACTTCTCATAGAGAAGAAACGTACAGGCCGCATCCATACCCGCATATAGTTTCATGATCTCAAAAGGAATATCACCCCAGTTGAAGTCATTTTTGAGAATACCATGCTGTTTACGATAGTTATCAATCCACTCGTACATTGGCTTCTCATAGTCCCCATACTTAGTGTACTTCATAGACAACTGCTTTAGACCATGAGTACCAGGGTTCTCATCAATCAAGTAGTGTAGAAGCATTGTATCTTCGAAGCTAGGGAACGTAAAGTTAAAGTGGTACTCAAAGAACGCCATATCGAACTTGGCGTTATGGAATACTACTGTTTTCTTATCGAACAACTCTTGTAGTAAACGCTCTGTTTCTTCATCAAAGCATTCTGTATCTATGTATGCACCCCTATCAGCTTCATAACTAAGACTAATGCCAAGCATATGGCCGTCACGTGGATAAAGTCCGGTTGTCTCCGAGTCAAGAGCAACGTAAGGAAGAGGGGCGACAATAGCAGCACGTATAAAAGCATTGGCTTCCTCTGTATCTTGTATGCCCCACGCATTGTATTCAGTAATTACTACGTCTTGTTTATCGCCAGTGATGTACTCTATAATACTTTGCTTGGAGTCGTCCCATGTGCGTTGTGCTTCGGGCTTAAACGCAAGCATGGCAGGGTTAATGACAGGCAGGAACTTCTCTTCGACTTTCTTGCCAGAATATTCTGTGACCGAATTCACAGAGGTAAAGTACTTGAGTGCATCACTACCGACTAGAATAAGCCAGTCGTACGCGTCTACATCAATCTCGATGTCGCAGTCTCGTTTAAGTACTTTTTTGATGCCTGGGTCTGAACAGAGTTGATACTGATCAAACTCAAACTCATCATCGAATTCTTTCTTAAAATTTGTTCTACTTGGTTTAGTTTCTACTAATGCAACTTTAGGCATATAATTTACTCTTTAGTGTTTGTACTGATTTCATGGGTAGTGCTCCTGGATCAGTGTCCTTGAGCGCCACGTTTCTACTAGCTAAGCCTACTCGCTCTGCCATCTCTTTTACTTCTCTTGCGGCATTCTGTCCTGCGTCATCTCCATCAAAGAATATAATTACTTCTTCTACACCTTGTATAGAAAGCATACGTAACTTATCTTCATTGATGTTCTTTGTTCCAAAGCAACACACTGCATTGTCTAATCCTTTGTCATGCAGATTGATCATATCATAGATACCTTCTACTAGAATAACAGAGCCTTGTATCGGCTCTACTACAGGGTAGAGAGGCATCTTCGCACCCGCAGGCGAGATCATGTACTTGGGTGTACCACCAGTGGTGTGACGACCATTAAATGCTACAATTCGACCTGATATATCTCGCACCGGAAATACAATGCGACCAATATGGTCAGGATCATGATGTTGAAAAGCTTCAAACCTTTTGTATGTTTCAGGTTTGATTTCTCTCCAACTACCCGTATAGGGTATAATATTTTTGGGAAAAGACAAACCAACCGACTCAGACCTCTTCTCTCTAATTTTCTTTTTTAGTAATTCTCGTCTTAGTTGTAGTTGGTTTGCCTTTTCCCCAAAATGGGTAAAAATGTTTCCTTTATATCCACAGGAAAAACACTGAAATACTCCAGTGATCTTATCAATCCGCATACTAGGATTTCTATCCGCGTGCTCAGGATTGAGACAGCTAACAATAGCGTCTGCGCCTTTGGGTATAAAATAAACATCTCTTGATGTTAATAGTTCTTCTACTGTCACCTACCGATGTCCTTGATGTTTTCTTTACTGATTACTTGGTACGCACCTTTGTTATAGGCAGGTGCAATCGTATACTTACTATCTAGCTTTGGCTTTTCTACTAACTCTGTATTATGGCCGCCCTGATCGTAAGACTTGTACTCAGGAGTCTCTCTACGATACGTAGTAGTCTCTTGTAAAGGCTGAAATTGGGGTGTATAACGCTTAGACTTAGGCAAAGGCTTTCGCTTTCTACCTGAGCTAGTGTGTCGTAAACTACCGAATGTAAGTGCCATATGCTTTATCCCCTTTAAGTATCCGTATATTATACGCAAAAGAAGATAAAAAGTCAAGAAATATTTTTATAGATCATCAATATCTTCGCCAGTCTTGTGCGAGGAATCATCTTTCTCTTTAGGAGTCATTGCAGTTTCTGGGCCAATCTTTAGGCTATCCCAGTCTACTTTAGAACTAAAAGAGTTCATAGAAGCAGATCGCATTTTTACACAGTTGAAAGTGATACACTCATCTTCATGATCCCAAGTTTCTAGGGCATAGGCGGCATCTGCCGCATCAAGAATACCTTTAGCGAATCGAGCTTCACCAGTTGCGTCTGTTTGATAGGGAG